GTCGGGGGTAGCTTGATTGCAATTAGCCATGGAGCTTCTCCTTGGATTCGGCGTTGTAGGCAGCGCGGAGGACGTAAAGTCCGATGATGGTTAGAACGAATGGAATGAATCGGATCGGTGGAACATGGACGATCCAGCGTGTGAGAATTTCAGCGGATAGGGTTTCGTTGTTGCGCAGGCACTTGCGCACGCCCAGCTCATTCATGCGTGACTTCGTGGAATGGCATCCACAGGTAAACCTATCTGGAATGAGCCACCCCAGGCACAACCAATTGAGCGTCCGGCGAGTCTTTTCGATCAAGAGTTCCAGTTCGGTACCAACTCCCTTTGTGGGAGGTTTGATGCACTCGAGCAATTCCGTTGTAGGGAGCATGCCGACGAGCATTCGATACTGGATCGCTTTGCTGCAAGTCACTGAGTTCTTTGCTCTTGGCGTAGCTTGCTGAATACAAGCCGCGCACGCATCTTGGGCGATCGGTACTGGCAGTTGGGCAAGATCGGAGGAGATCTGGCAGTAGCCATCCACGTTATGTTGGCAGTCTGTTGAATTACTCATTGCAAACCTTACTCGCATCCTGTGTAGACAACTTCACCATAGTAAGACCCAGGGCGTGTTGGCTCTTTCCCCGCACAGACGCAAACGGCCTGTAGCGGTCCCATCGGACTAACGCATGGATCGGGAACTGGGACCGGTACCCATCCGATTCCATTCCATTCGTAGTAACATGGGCAACAGCAACCGCTCGACGAACCGGAACCAGAGTCGCTTGCCGAGCCACCGCTAACACCGCTTGAACCCACACCACTGGACCCGACGCCAGATGGTCCCGAACCGGATGAACCGCTGGATCCACTTGGGCCACTGGATCCCGAGCTACCGGAGGAGCCAGAGCTACCTGATGAGCTAGAACCGCTCGAACTTCCCGAGGAACTGGACGAACCACTCGAGCCCGAAGAGCCAACACCACTGGAACCAACCGATGATCCACCGCTGGAACTAGACGCCCCTGAAGTGCCCGATGAGCCAGAAGAGCCCGAGCTACCAGAGGACCCACTCGAACCCGACGAGCCAGAGCTGCCACTCGACCCGGAACTTCCCGACGAGCCGCTTGAGCCGGAGGATCCACTGCTTCCCGACGAGCCGCTACTCCCAGAGGACCCACTGGATCCGGAGTATCCGCTGGACCCTGAGCTGCCGCTTTGGCCGGAGGAACCTGAGTTTCCGTGGGATCCAGGAGGATCGACGTCTCCAGAGGATCCGCTGCTTCCGCTCGATCCCGAGGTGCCACTTGAACCCGAAGTACCTGACGAGCTATTTGAGCCCGACGATCCAGAGGAGCTGGATGAGCCCGATGAACCGCTACTGCCCGAAGATCCACTCGAGGAAACTTCGCAGCACACAATGGCGTAGATTGGCAGGTCGGAAAACCCCACATAACGCATGAGGTAACGACCCATCTGAGGAAACTCACAGCTAGATACTGCATACAAAGGTTCTCCATTAACCATTCCAAGGAAATGTCCGAGCTGGCGTTTAGGGCCCTGCCCGAATCGTTGTTGCGTACAAGTTGCCGCGTACACTGGCAGGCCTTCGACCGAGCCACTAACAGAAGTGGCAATGTAGCGACGTGAATACAGGGTCATTTGTTGGCATCCACCACCTTGCAGCTAAAAGCCGTGCTCCAAGATTTCATAGCGACATCGAACTTCTGAACCACGCCTGGGTAGTACCCATTGCCGTCAGGGATATTGCTCGTGATGAACACGATCTCTTCGTAGTTGGCATCATCGAATCGGATCACTGCCCATCGCACCGCACCCGAGGATTCGATCCAGAGCACCGAGGCCGGCCCATGTGGTACGCTGCGCAGGTAGCTATTTTGACCAGCAACTGTTTCCGCACAGGTGTAAGCGACGGATCCCACCAAGACTCGCGTCAAGACACACCCTGCAATTGCTGCGGTGCCAATTAAATTATTCTTCAGCGGTTCGAGCAGTACACCGAAGCGAGTTCCCGTGCCGGCACTTGGGACCAAGCCTTGGAAACTCACTTGGCGTTTGAATTCTCGGAGGTTCTCTGCGGGGGTGATGATCGGTGTACCAAGTGCAACGATCGAGAATCGATCAAGGTCGACGCCAGTTTGGTTGCGTACTTTGGCGAGTGTTGTTTGACGGGGTGTTCCTTCGGATTCGGAGAGTTGATCGTGTCGTTGGTTCTTTTGCTGCTGGGATAAATCCACCAAAGCATTCCAGGCCTCTGCCGGAATCTTCAGCGGATCCCCTGGTTGAACTTTGCGGAACTGGTCTCCCATGGATCACACTCCAATTCCAAGATTGGCAAAGTTTCCATAGGGGTAAACTTGTTCGACATAGGCTGCGATGGGACGTTTGATCAATGCTTTGGCCGTTGCGTCTTCGTCGTCGATAAATCGCACCCAAAGGTACTGCCAACCTTCCTTAGCAATCCCTGCAATGCTTCCAAGCGACAACCCAGCAACGTTGGGACTGGCAGCGAATCGAAACGTAATCTCCCAGTCATCCAGACCACGCTTTGATCCACTTGCTCCGAGGAATAGGACTTCCCCCTTGGCGAATCCTTTGAATCCCGAAATGTTGACTTTGCCGGTGAGATTGAACAGAGCGAGCTTGTAGGCACCAGTAACAAGGGCTTTTTCGATGTAGTGCGTCTCGGTGAAATTGAACACCGGAACTGTGATGTCGGTGCCTTCGACACGATCGTCGGTAACCCCAATCGCGCCGAAGAAATCCGGAGCGGTGAATCCAGTGGCGGCATACCGTCCCACATTCGCCATGCTTTGGGAGATGTGCTGCGTACCACCTCCGGTGTCGAACGAGTACTGCGACTCACTTTTCCATTTGACGTAATGAGCGGTCCCTTCCCAGACGCCATTGCCCAAGTGGACAACGTGGTAGTCATCCAAGAACAATTCGCCGATCTTTTCAGGAACCGTCGATGCCATGAGGCTCTTGGCGACCGAGTACTGTTCCGTGTTCATGATCATGTAGACCAGATCATGGGTCGGATTGTCTTTGCTTTCGGTCGCTTCTTTGGAGTCGAAGCGTTCGATAATGATTGGATCTGCCATCGTTGTTCTCCTATCCAAAGACCAAGCCACCACGTTCGGCTTGCTGTACGAGTTTCTTGGTGTTCGTTGCCACCTCTTCGCTAGCCCGAGCTGTGCGTTCGCCAAGCGAATCGGATCCGAGGTTCATCGCCGCGATGGGGTTGAAGGTCCCCACGACATCCGTTTTCTTCTTGGTCTCGGCAAGCGTTTGATCCATGCTACCCATGTCTGGAAGGCCAAGCTCAGACAAGGAGAATTTGCTCGGTGATCCGGGGGAGGTTTCTGCTCGCTTTTGTGCTGCTTCACCCAGGGCGGCTTTCCACTCCCCTTTGGCCTTCTCGAGCTCGGCAGCAGAGTCGGCCAAAGCTTTCTGGTTTGCATCGGCCAGTGCGGATTGCTCTTGGGCCTGCATGTCCGAGAGTGCCGACTGGGCACCTTGCCGGTCTTGCTCGATTTGGTTTCGAGCCTTTTGACGTTGCTTCTCGCGATCGAGGATCGTTTGGTTTTGAGAGTTGTTGATCAGGTCGTCTTGGCGAGCGATCTCATCATTGATCTTGGCAATCTCAGCTTCGGCGTTGGTATCCCCAAAGAGACCTTGGATACGGGCCCATACTTTTTGAAAGAATCCACTGAATCGGTTCCATCCCTTTTGCAGCAGGCTGATCAGAACCGTCCAGCTATCGGCGATGAAGTGGGTGGTTTCAAGCCAACCGGTTTGCAGACCTGCCCACGCGTCGGTCATCAATCCGGCGACGCTGTAAACCGCACTTTGGAAGATACCGATGAAGAATCCTTTGAAGTCCAGCCATTTGGATTGCAAGAATGCGACCCCGCGTTGCCATTCCATCTTCAACGTGAGCCAAAGGATCTTGCCTGCTAGCGCGATGTCACCGGCGGCCAGTGCATCGCCGATCCCTTTCCAGGCTGCCAGTGCGGTGTCTTTGAGTTCATTGAATCGCTCACCCAGCCACTGCATCGCCTGGGTACCCGCACCGCTGGTGTAGACGAGGTAGCCGACCAGAGCAGCAAGGCCGGCGATGGTAAGACCAATCGGAGACAGCAGTGCTGCGATCGCGGTTCCTAGTATTGCGATCCCTTGGCCAATGCCGACGATGACTGCAGCGGCTGCGCTAAATACTGTCCCAAGTCCGGTTGCTGCAGCCCCCAACGCAACAATCGCTGCTCCCCCAGCTGCGATCGCCATGCCGACTTTGAAGACGGTGACGATCAAGTCTTGGTTGTTTTTGATCCAATCGCTGGTCGCCACGACGATTCGAACGGTCGAATCGATCATGGCTGAGAGAACCGGCTCCAAGGCTGATCCGATCGTAAAGACGGCCTTTTTGAGAACTTTCCACAACACATCGATACGGTCCCCAAAGGCTTCTGCGGCTTGGGCATCGTCGGTTGCCATGGTCAGCCCCAGATCGCGGGCTTGTTGCTGCAGCTCCTCGATTCCTTGCGCACCGCTCGATAACATTGGTAGAAGCTGTGTGCCTGACTTGCCAAAGATCGCCATCGCGGCGGCGGTTTTCAGTGTCGGATCGGTGATTTGAGACATCCGATCTGCGATCGCTTTAAACTGTTCGTCAGGCGAGAGTTTGGAAAGCTGCGCCACACTGAGCCCAAGCGATGCGAGGGTTTCCTGGGCCGCTTGCGAACCGGATGCCGCTTCAAAGAGCATTTTCTGCATCTTCTTGAGGGATCCTTCAAGCGTCCCCAGGTCGGCACCGGACTGTTCGGCAGCGAATCCTAGTTCCGAGAGGGCTTCGACCGACACGCCGGTGCGTTGGCTCATGTCGACCATATCGCTCCCCATGTCGGCAAACACCTTGGCTGCACCGGCCAATGGGGTGACGATCCCCGCGCCGAGCATCGCCATCTTGGTCCCGATTCCTTGGAGGCTTTTGCCGAATGCGTCCAGTCGCTTGGCAGCATCATTGAGTCCCTTCACCAGACGCGAGTCTTTGGTGTAGAGCTCGATGTAGGCTGCACCTGCTTTGATGCTGGAACTGGAAGCCATGACTATTGCAACTCACTTTGGCGATCGATGAAGATATGCTTTAAGGCTTCGATCCCAACCACCGTGCGAGGCTGGATTCGTTTCTTGGCATGCGGATTGAAATCCGCAGGGTGGTAGACTTTCGAACGTTTCGCATCGCGATGGATGTTGGCAAGCATCGCCAGGACGCTGGAGGTGTGACTCCAGAGCACCTGGCTTCGAGCTTCCCCCATGGCGATTAGCTCTCGGAGGCTGAATGGTCCTGGGTCGATGCCGAGGACTCCGGCCAAGTGCCAGACGAGTTGATCCACTTCTGCGCTTCGGTTTCGGGGTTGATCGAGTCGAGGATCTTCTCCGCGTGACTTATCACCTTGTCCCGAACCGCTCTGCCCGCTTCGATCGCCTTGCGAAGGCTCGCCCTGGCGCGGGCATCTGGGAAAAAATCGATGAGTTCCTCAACGAATGCATCGGCAGCCTGGGTGATCACATCCCCCGAGAGTGCTCTGCCGAAATCCTCGTCGGTGATCGATTGCCTGTCTGCTTGGTCTTTGCACAAGCAGTACAGCACATCGGCAAGCGTGACCGGATCGGATACGAGTTTCGAGAGCGACTTGAATCCGTCGTCGACCAGTGCGAAGAGATCGATCCCCAGCAAGCCACGGATCCGTTTAACCGCTGCAACGTTAATCGCAACTTCCCAAGTCCGTCGGGAGTTGTCCACAAAACTGTGCATGTTCTAAAACCTCAAACTCTAAGAGAAAGTAGCGCCCAGGGGATTAGCCGATCGACATCCAGCTCGGTGGATTTTCCGAGTACGTTGGCTTGGCAGTAACCGAGGCGGTGATCGCTTCTTCGAGTGCCTCGTTCCGAGAGAAACTTGCGATGCGACACGTGGCCCGTAGTCCTTGGGAACCGATACTCTCTGGCCCCGAGACCGGTCCGTCGAGAACGACAAATTCAATCGGCTCGTTTTGGAGAAACGCGTTGACAACCGAAGTGAATCCGGAATCTTCTGGGTCAATGACCAACTCGAATTCCAACGACGCATCCTTGAGGGTGCTTACCGTTGCTCGCCATCCTTGATTGGATCGAGTCGACACGTCGGCTTCACCCGTTTCCAGGTTCAGTGTTAGGTCACGAACGGTATTGAGTCCCGACCAAGTGGGGCTCGCGTACGTCCCTGAGTTCATATAGAGCCTTGCATCGAGTCCTAGTTTTACACCCATCGCATCTTCTCCTTATCGAATGCTGCCAGCCCACATAGGTGGCAATCGGTCTTTGACTTTTTCTAGGGCTGGTCCCATGAACGGTCGTTTGGGGTAATGCTCACGTCGAAACTTGCCACCAAACTCATGGGCTTTGCCAGCGGTGGCAATCACATCGAAGTCAGGTCCGATGAGGGCCACGCCACGCTGTTTGTCGATTGCATACATGATCGATCGCTTGAGCTGGCCACGACGTGTGTTGGGTGGACTACCTGGCATTGCAGCCGTCTGGCGTCTACGGATGGAGCGACGAGCCACCAAACGAATGGTCGCAGCCGCATGTCCAAGGCTTTTGAAGTTGCCTTGCTGCGCCCTGCGTTTCACTTTGTCGATCGATTTCTTCGTGGTGACTTTAACGCCGATCATGGTTGCCCTTACGGTGCGGTGAATCCTTGTGCGTTGACGTAGACCGCAGCACCGGTGGTGATGCACGCAAAGTTCAGGGCCGCATTGGCCGTGGTCTTGAGTGGGTTCTCGAAGATGATCTCCGACATCGGAGCGTTGGCAGGCAAGTGACCTCGCCAAATGATCGTTGCTCCGTCTTTGAGGACGACTTCGGTGGCGACTGCCGAGTTGTTCGAGAGTTGCATCGAGCAGATGTAGCGACGCAGACTCGCACCCGCTGCGGCAACCAAGGGGACATCCGTCGTATTGATCGCACCACCCGCAGCAGCTACATACGACCATTCAAGTTCGGGAATTTGCCACGGACGCGTTACCAGTACACCTTGCAACGTAGAAACCAAGTCAGCCACATCACCGGTCGCGACGCTCGCGTACGCTGCTGTCTGCGCTCGCCCTGCGACGCGCACAGGATTACCCGAGATAACAGCATCGTGGGCCGCCTGTCCGATAACGTTCGCTGTGACGGTTCCGATGTTGGTCGTGGTTGCGGTCGCACCGGTAAGGATCACCCCCACACCTTGACCGACGACGGTTTGGCCACGACCCGCAGTGATTTCAGCGGTGAGTTCCGCGTAATCCTGGCAGTTGATGAATTGGGATTGGAAATTGATGTTCGCAGCTGGTGCGGCAGCGAGGGCAACGTGACCGGAACCTACAACGTATGAACCTCCAAACACGGTGCCGTTTAGATCAATCGTATTGGGGTCGATCACCGTGGCGGAGTAATTGCCACGAACGGTAGCTCCATTGTTTGTAACACCTGCGAGATGATCTACCCACAGAGTTGGTGTTCCGGTGTATCCATGTGCGGTCGACGTAAGACGGATGACATTGCCAGGTCCAGCGCCCGCGCCCGAAATCGCCTTGAAACCTTGATGATTCATCGAGCGGATGCGGATTTTGTAGGTGGCGGTCGGATCTGGAATCTGTTGATGCCGAACGTACGAGTTCGAGCGTCCACCGGTCGAATCCATCGCTCGGGAGTGGAAGTAGCATTCGTCGGAGAATGGTTCGAGTTCGAGAATTGTGTAACTGACGGTGGTGACAATCGATGATGGCGCGGAGGGAAGTGGGGTCAGTCCGCCGTTTTGCACGCTATAAACCATATTGCTAGCAGTCATATTCGCCGCACCGCCAAAGTCGATGTTCATGCTGTGCTTGCCATCCGGTATTCCGGTAGTTGGGTCCACCGAGACCGCTTCGATGATGTGATGCGTATTGGCTTGGCGAGGAGTTCCGGATTGAACCGCAATCATCGCTCGAAATGGAATCGTGAACGTGTCTTTCGAGAGCAGCTCGACGTACCCTCCTGCGGTTGTTCCAGATCCGATGGTTAGGACGCCACCGGAGACGCTCGCCGTGGATCCACCGCTGGTGGTCAGATCCCAAAGGTCCGTCAGAGTTCGAGTCCAGGAATCGCGGAACTTCTTCTGGATCGATTTGACTTTGAACATGTCGTCCACGTCATCCAAGCCAGGAATCTCTCGGGTGACTCCACGCGAATTGGTGAACTGCATGCGGAATGGGCCAACGTCTCCGGTGGTCATCGGTTATCTCCAAAGGCGAAACGTAAGAGTCAGGACGCTGGTGAATTGACGTAGTTCGTGCAAATGGTCGGGAGCATAGACCGGCAAGTTTTCCACGCTGGTGCAACGAGCCCCAGGGAAGCTCGATAGCGTATTGGATCGGAAGTAATCGGCGATCTCTTCGACCACGACCATCAGCAAATCGATGGCTTCGATTTCATTGGGTGTTTTCTTTTGGACTGCCACATCGATCTGGTAATCGAGGCTGTCTCGCGAGCGATCTAGCGATGCACTAATGATTCCCTTGGGGACCACGGTTACTTTGAGCTGCGACATCCCTTGCAGATCAAAGACCGGTAGGTAAAGCCGCTGCGCGGTGAACGGCTGACTGAACGAATTGCCGTTCAGCTCTGCGGTCACTGCATCGGCGATTGCGACGATACTTGCCGGCATTACTCGATCCCGATCTGTTTTGTATGAATACGAAGAAGTCTGCGGTGTGGGTCCGACCATCGCCAAGGTGGTTCGCTCCCTGGGGCGTTAACCTCGTAGATGTAGACTTTGCCGTTGTCGGTTTCGCGGATCGTGTCACCACGTTCCGGCAGAACCTGAGAACTGGCGAGTACCAATTCCGCAGGTGAAACGAGAAAATCACGGTCGGTCCATTGCATGTGAACGCCCCCGTAACCATCCTCGATTTTCATCAGCGTCCGGCCGATGATTGCCGTGACGCTGGTTTGGTTGGCACCCCTCAGATAGACCACCGTGCTAGACGCATGAGTCTTGAGCTGGTTGGCGAGCCATTCTTGGCCTGCACGAAGCATGTCGGCCATGGCGCTGCTCCGCTTAGGATTTGATGTCCGGAGGAGTCTTGCCGTTTTGTTCAACGAGCTTGATCAGTTGAGAATACTGATCCATGAGCTGATTAAACTGCTCGTCATCAAGAAGCGTTTTCCCACGATTCTTGCGTGCATTTCGAATAGCACCAAGCACCAGAGGGATTCCATATTGCAACCCCAAGATGATCGCAATGCTTGATGCGGCTGAGGTAGCAACCAAACCTCCTGCTGTCCAGGACGGTATAAGTCGAAAACGACCCGGCGTCGGATCCCATTCTTCTGGATCCCGAGGGGTTGGTCGTATCTTTGGTCGATCGACGATCGAGTCGATCACATCATCTTGCACCTGTGCTTGGGCGAGCAAACCCATTGGCCATTGCAATGGTTCGCCGAGCGTAGTTGAAGGAACCTGGACGATCTGTTCGGAGCCGCTGGCTTCTTCGGTTTGACAACTAACTTCCCGGGTGCCGGATGGTAGACCCTCGAGCGTTGTTGGAAGCTTGCCTCGCATCGCGCTGAGTAGAAACGGAGTCGATTGGCCAAGCCCCTCGCCACCACCAGCCCAGGTAAGTAGCCCGACGACACGCGGACCTTCATCCGTGTAGTCGATCAGACTCGAGCCGCTGCGTCCTCCGATGGCTTCCGGTTTCCAAGAGAGGATTTGACCTTCCTTGCGATTGAGCCGAAGAACCTGAAGGCTTGGCCATTCGCATCGCGGGCATCCGAAGGTCGTCACCGACGATTGGTTGCTAGGGTAGCGATCGGCTAGAGGGATCGGATCGACGTCTTTGGCGAATGCAGGACTGCACTTGAGCAAGGCGAAGTCGACGCTGGTGCCTCGACCATAACCGGAGGCGATGATCGTCCCGGTTCCTTTCTCGCTACTGCCGTTGGTATTCCAGCGTTCTACGTTGACGGTTCGGCCACGCGCGGTACCTGCCACGTGTGCGTTGGTAAGCACAATCGCATTCCCTTCGGGGGTGCGACCGACAACCGTACCACTTCCGCATACACCACTGACCGTAACGCGAACCGTGGCCCGGACGACCTGATCGAAACGATCGCCAGCGATGCCGACGGCTGTTGCCCTCGGTTCCTGGTCTACAAGGGTGAGTTCCTCACGAAGTGGATCAATGTAGATCGTGCTCTGGACTTGCCCAGCCTGGCACTTGCCATCGATGCAGATCGTTTCTTGGGAGAATGCAACGGTGGCGATGCAAACAGCCACCAGAGCTACCAGCGACAAACACTTGGTTTTCATAGTGATTCCTGCGAATGAATAGGTTTCAAAATTGGAAATACGAATCTGATGCGGGGTTACTGACTAAGTCGCATTCGGACCGTGGTGTCTGCGGACGCCGCAGCGCGAACCACTTTGCCGATCGACTTGTTCCCTGCGGAGGTGGTGGTTACGACATTGGCGGTGTCATCCCAATACAGGATGGTCCCAGCCGTGTAGGCCACACCGGTGTTCTTGTTGAAGTCAAAGACTCCATCGACGGCAAGGGAACCGGTTTCACCGGCTGCCAGCGGACGGACTGTAACCCCCACAAGATCGCCCTGGACGACCACATCCCCGGAGGCAAGAGCGCCCACGGGGGTGTGATCGATGTAGTGACCTTCCTGAATAAATGTTGCCTGTGGCATGATTGGTTTAACCTCAACTTATGAATTCAATGAAAGAATGAACGAGGTGCCTAGCTAGGCTTATGCCTCACCCTTGCACTTGATCGCTGCGCGTGGGTCTTGAAGACTCGCACCGAAGTCGTGATAACCGCGCATCTGGACGCCCAGGACGTTGAAATCAGCCGTAGCGGTTTCGATCGTTGGGGCTTCTTGGCCGTTCAAGAAAGCAACTTCGATCAGCGGAAGATCGTTGGGATCCGACAGCAAGTACCAAGCCTTGGTCGAATTCCCTGTATAAATCGTGTTGCCGAGGTAACGGCTGATCTCCACACGGAACTTACCAGCGTGAGGGTTGCTAATTGGAGTTCTGGCGTTGGCCGTGTTGTCTCGCATCTCCAAAGATTTGTAGAGCTGCGAGCCGATCGCGGACAATGACGTCGGCACCAGTAAAATCGCCGGCATCGTTCCGATCGGTTTTCCATCGGAGTCCACCAAGTCGTAGTAGGCAACCTCTGCTTTGGTGAGCCCATCGATCGACAAAACGGTATCGGTCCCGGTCAAAAAGTTTTTGTTGCCTGCGGTGAAGAACGCCGAATTGTTCATGAACGTAGTCCAGAACACATCGTTGATCTTCATCCCTGATCCCCGGCCCAGCTTCCTAGGTACGGTGGTGATTGCTCCCAGATCATCGTTGATGAAATCTCGACGATCCACACCGAGCATCAACCCGTAGGTGTCTGCCTTGTTCGTAAAGCTCTCGTTCCCAAGATTCCCGTGCTTGATTTCCCCCCCAGGGGCCACCAGCTCGTACTGATCTTTACCGATCAGCCGATAGCTCGTCACGGTTTTGAAGTCCGTTACATTACGCACCGAGCAGATGTTACGCCATGTGCGTTCCACGGTGTAGAAACCCTCAAGAAGGAACTTGTTTGCCACGTTCGAGAGAATTCCACCGATGTCGATATTGCTTACCGAGCTCGCTTCCACACGCTGGCCGAACGCTGCTCGCATCACCTCGCGGTTGTCTCGAAAAGTCCGTCCCG